CGTAGCCTCCGTAGCGGACCCGGTACTGGGTCTTGAAGTCGTTCAAGTTGACGATGTCCACGAACTTCCGCCAGCTGTCCAATGCCATCATGCCGTACTCGCGTACGAGGCGCTTCGTCATCGCGTTTGCCATGACATACGTCCAGTCGGTCGTATACACGGACTCCGTAAAACGCTTGCGGTCGATCTTCCCGGTGACCTGGGTGTCGCCGGTGAAGGCGATGTACGCTTCCCTCAAGGAGCAGAACGCGGGCACACCTTTGAGCTCCGTCTTCTTTTCCTCCGCCGTGAGCGGCTTCGACATGTTCGGATCCAGAAGGAACATGCCTTCGGTCGCAAGGACGACCTTGTCGATACCTTCCAAGCCGATACCGATATCCAGACCGCGCATGTTCGGCGTGGCTTCGACCATGCGCCCGTAGAGTTTCCGGACCCGCGTGACGGTGTCTTCGACATCCTTCGCGACGATCGGCGCGGCGCCTTCGACCAAGCGCGACTTCATCTGCTCCCTTACTTCCTCCTGCAGCATCTTCGGCAGTTTGCTCTTGCCGAGCTCCGCATCGAGCGTGGCCTGACTTGCCTGCAGGCGGATGGCCGCCATATCTTTTTTCATCTGATCCAATTCCGCTTTGCGCTCTGCGAGTGCGAGGACGGCGGGATCCGATTCTTTCTTCGCCGGAGGCTTCATCTTTTCGAGCGCCTCCAGGAACTTGGTGATCCCTTCGTCCTTGTGGGCCTCCAGGGATTCCCGGACCTTCGTCATGGCGCCGTCGATCACCTCATCACTCATCTGTGCGCCGTCCGGCAGATGCAGCCGGGATTGCGGTTTGTCCGCCTCGAGGAGATGCGTGAAGAGCGCGTTCTCGTCGATCGTCGGAAGATCCACTTTCTTGCTCTCCAGGAACTTCGGGTAGAGCAAGGAGAAGAGGAACAGCAGTTTCTGTTTCATCGATGTAGCTCCCTCGTGTGTGTTGTTGTCTGATGCAACCATCTTCAAAATCTTGCCGCCTGCCGCTCCCCGCTCCACGACGTCGACCGAGGCGCTAACGAGCGATTCGACCAGCATTGCTTTCTTGCCGTTGTACTCGCCCGCCTTGGCGGTGCCCGCTGCGTCGATCGAGAGTTCGTATGGTTGCGGCAATCCCTGCGCTTCGGCAAAGGAGAGATTTTCCCGGAGCCATTTCGCCGCCGGGAAGATTACCGCTTCTGCGCGCAGATCCGATTCCGTGATGCGCGGCTTGCTGACGATGCCGACGATATCCCGCGTGCTCTTCTTCCCCGCATCCTTGGCATGCCCGTGGTCATCCGAGTTGTGCAGCGCATAGATCCGCGCACCGTCAAAGACCTTGAGGCTCCGCTCTGCGCTTTCGCGGGTGTACACGTAATTGGGGGAGCGTTTGCTGCGGCCGAACTCGAGGATGACGATTTCCCAGCGCTCGCCTTTTTTCTCGATGCTGCCCGAGGGGAGGTCCACCGCCTCGTGGAAGTTTGCCTGAGTCGGCTCGCTCTCCAGAAGGCGGACTTTGCGCGAAGAAAAGAATCCCAAAAGCGCCAGCCATTTCATTCGATGCTCACTTTCCGCATGCCGATCGTCTTGCCGTGGTACACGACAGTGGTCTTGCCGAGCGCAATGATGGAGGCATACTCTTCGCCGCGCCGTTCCGCGTCGAGCCGGACGGCAGTGACGATTGCCGGCGGCACGGCGCCGTTGAGCGACGTTGTCACCTTGCATTTGATGGTCGGGGCTTTGGGTTGGAGGTCCGTCTTGTCCTTTGCAGGCGGGGCGGGGCGTGTGGGGGTTGTGGTGCCTGGGGTGTCAGTCATGACATATTCTCCTTGTGTGGGGTGCGAACCTCCCGGCCTAAAATAAAAAAGCGCCGGTCGAGCGTAGACCTGTATGTCAGATCCACATTCGACCGGCGCATCACCGTCAACATTCTTCGGGTGTGGTGCGGCTCTTATGAGCTCAGTCTTGACCGAGCGGCCGCTGCCAGTGTTCGGTTCTCCCTCGAAAGGGGAAACTTCACGCCGCGAATATACAACGGCCGCGGGCCATTGTCAAGAGAAATCTTTTCTTAGGGCATTTCCACCCGTATATCGGGGTCTCGCGCGTGCCGTGCAACAACGGGAACGATCTGGCAACGACAGTTCACAGTTTCGCCTGCAGGGAGACTTGGATCGTGCGGCATATCGATCAGATATGTCTTTCCGTCTCTGCCCATCAAGGTGAACTGCTCATCCGCTGGTATCGTCACGTTGTCCAGCAAGAGATGTCCCGCTCTCGGGATCCCGACGTGGGAGTGCACCCAGCGCTTTTGGATGTCCGGGATTTGTCCCGCCGCCTGCTTCAAGCGTTCATCGGTGGCGAGATTCGCGATCCGGTTCACCTCCGTCTTGTAGATCGTCTCTGCGCGCTGTGCGATACTCGAGAAGATCGAAGAGTCCTTAAGGTTTGTTCCGATCCCGGCGAGCGTTTCCTCCAGCGGCTTCTGTCCCAGGACTGCGAGGTCGATCTGTTGTGCGATCTGCCCGCGCGCATAATCGGTCAGGTTGGTGACGAGCTCGGCGCCGAAGCTCTGCGCTTGCTTTAGCGTGGCCTCCGAGAGGTGGGGAATGGCGAGCCTGAGATCTGCGCTGGCTACCGCTTCATCCACCACCCGGAGACCTTTGACGAACAATCGCCGCTGGTTCTCGCTTAACTGGTCGTAAAACTTCTGCGTGAACTGTTCCGTGATTGCGCGGACCTGGTTCTTGAGAGCGTCCGCAGTGTATGGCGTGAGCGGTCCTCCTTGCGCGATCGCGAGCACGACTCTCCGCCGCATCTCGTTCACCGCCTCAAGCCATAGCCCCACGCCCGCTCGCTGTGCAACGCGGACGGACGTGAGGGCTTTCGCGATCGCGCTATCGATGCCGCTTTTTGTGTGGACGCGTCCCATCACTTCCTCGCTTCATCAATCATGCGATGTGCGTCGCGGCTCAGCCTGCGCATGTAGCTTGCCGTGAAGGGGTTGCCTTTCGCGCCGCGCTTGCCGGGTTGTTTCCCGTCCGGGTTCTGTTCATCGGGCGGAGCGTTCGGATCAGTGTTGCCTGGTTGCGGAGGCGTATTGTACATGTCATTCGCCGCCTTGTCGGCTTGCGCCGCTGCGAGCTCGTCCTGGAGGTCTTGCACCGTTTCGTTCGGATCAACAGCGACGCCAATCCTCGTGAGCATCCCATCGATGACGCGCTTGGCTGTCTCCGGAGAGATCCATCCCTCTCTGACTGCTGCCGCCAGGCCAACGACCATCTGATTGAAACCCATCGCCATATCTTCGGTGCCTTTTTTCTCGGGATCAAACATCGACACGCGCACATCGATCTTTTCGTTGTCTGCGAGTTTGAGCACGCCGGCGATACGCGCCTGATCGGTCACATACTTCACTACTTGCTCGATCACTTTGCGGATCTCGCTCTGCATCGAGCGGATCATCTTCATGGTCGGGATCGCCATCTCGCCGGCCGTCGCCTTGTTCGTATCCGCGCCGCTCCCGAACCACATCACCGGATAGCCCTTTGCGCCGACAATGAACGTCTGATAGGCGAGCATGGCGCGTTCGATATCTTGTGCCTTCAGATCCGGGGTGACGACGTCGTACTTTACTTTTTGGTTGTGGACTCTGAGCGCGCCACTGGCCGGCACGGTGAGCTCCTTGGCGATCTCCTTGATCTTCTCTTCGTCGGCGTCATCGATCGTCGCGTCGTAGAAGAAACTATTCCTGAGCCGGATCCCCTCGAGCGCGTCAAAGAGGAACTGATCCAGCGCATCCAACCAATCGGCCGTATCGAGCAGGTGTCCGTGGCCTCGTGTTTGGTTCACCACATGATTCAAGCGGAAGAAGAGTACTTGACCTTCGAGCATGCCGTAGCGATCGCTTGAGCGGTCAATATTCGGGCGTACCGCGGTGAGCGGAGTTTCATTCGCGTCTCCCTGCCCCCTCACCATGATGATCTTGATTTGCCGAACGTCGAAGAGCTCGGGGATCACCTGGGTAATGTTCGAGGGATCACAGTAGCCCATACGGACGTGTCCGTCGCCTGAAACCGTCCCGGGCTCCGCCGGATTGACGGTGAGATTCGGGAACATCATCAGGGGCAGCTCGCCGTTGATAAGGAAGTCCTGAATGAAGAGCGGTAGGTCCTGGATAAACCTGTTTATCGGATCTTCCGAGAATTCATCCCAGACTTCTTGAGCATCGAGCCGGCCCTCGACGTCCGACCATTTCTTTTGCGCGTCCTTGGACTGGATCTTCACCTCGATCTTGAATTCGTCCCCCGTGCAGAACTCGACCAGGATCGCGATCATGCGGCGGGCGATCGGGTTCCTCTGCCAGAGATAGAAGCTCATGTCCTGCGCTTTGCGGAACTCGAGAGGCTTGAGGTCGCGCTTGGACGCCGAAAGCCGGCGGTACTCATCCGCCCGGGGATCGTCATCGTCGCTCGTCGCGGCCTCGAGGAACGTCGCCTTGACCGCTCCCTGAGTGCGCACGTTAATCCACTTGGCGATGTTGACGCCGAGCGTGTCCCGGAATCGTGATATCTGTGGCTGTGACATTGGTTGAGTCTCCTATGGTGAAATGTTCCGGGTGCGTGCTTGTATTCTACCAGGTCCTTCGCCGTTTCGCGGCGAAGGGTGAAGCCTTGCTTGCTGCGTGCCGTTCGGGTGTGGTGAGCTTTGGCGCGACGACTGTTGCGTCCACAAGCGCTGTCGCTCCTGCAGTGACCCGCCGCGCCCGGACAAAATTCCAGTACACAAAGGCGTCGCCCTTGTTCGTCGAGCGGCCGATCAGCTTTGTGATTTCCTCTTTCGATTGAATCTGAATCCTGCCGCGCTTGTTCTTGCTCCAGGTAGGCGTGCAGAGATCCACAAACAGCTCTTCATCGAACGGAATCACGAGGTGCGACTCTTCCGGGAATTCGAAGTCGAGCTTC